GACAAGAGATGCCCTCTGACATAATTAAAACTTACGCAGGTAACAGTACAAAAATAACTAGGAGATAGATATGAGTGACGAGAAACAAGTAGCAGTAAAAGAAGAAGCAGGATTACCTTCATCAATATTGTTTGAAGAAGATGCTGGAGCAGGTTTTGAAAATGTAAGGACAGAAAGTCAAGCCTTACCTATTTTAAAACTTTTGCAAAATGGTTCTGGAGAGGCACAAAAACGTAATCAAAATTATGTTGAAGGTGCTGAACCTGGAATGTTCTTAAATATAGTTACAAAGAAACTATATAATGGAGCAGAAGGAATACAGGTTATTCCTTGTCATTATAAATTAGAGTATCAAGAATGGGCTGATTTTGGAACTGGTTCTAATAGACCAGAAAACATATATACAGCTGACTCTGATATTTTATCAAAAACAACTAAAGACGCATCTGGTAAAGATAGGTTAGATAATGGTAATTACATTCTAACTGTTGGTCAACACTTTGTGTTGATTGCTGAAACAGATTCTGTTGAACAAGCTTTAATATCTATGAGTTCATCTCAAGGTAAAATAAGCAGAGGATGGAACTCTATGATGTTGTCTATTACTTTTGAAGGTAAAAACGGAGCATACAATCCGGCTTGTTATAGCCATAATTATAAACTAAGTTCAGTTTTAAATTCTGGTAAAGGCAATCAATGGTATGGCTACAACGTTGCCAAAATTGGTAAAGTTGAAAACACAGCTTTGTACGAACGTGCAAAAAAATTTTACACTAGTTTAGCTAGCAAATAGTGTAAATAGTAGGCGGTCAATGGAGACGTAGGCCGCCTATGTTTAATCAGAGAGCAATATGAAAGAGTTAAATAAATTTATATATATATTTGAGGGTTTAGACACTGCCCATGGTATCACTAAAAAAAGTAGTGAGATTAATGAAAAGGGTAAAAATAAAACTACTTCTTTTACAATACATAAGCCACCGCTAGAAAAACTGTGGCAGGATCATTTAGATGGAAAGGATCCTGGTTTAGGAATAATTCCAATCAATCAAGAAAATAAATTAAAATGGGGGTGTATTGATGTAGATATATATCCTGTTGATCACCAAGCATTTGTTAAAAAACTTCAAGAAAAAAATATTAAAGCTATAGTGTTTCGTTCTAAATCTGGAGGAGCACATATTTTTATGTTTACTAAAACATTTGTTCCGGCGATAGTTATGCGAACAAAATTAAAAATGATTGCATCTTCTATAGGTCACGCCAGAGCAGAAATATATCCTAAACAAGATTATATTAATGTAGCTAGAGGTGACACAGGTAGTTTTTTAAATTTACCTTATTATGATTCTAAAAATTCTGTGAGATATGCTTTTAATTCTAAAGGTATTAAAATGTCTCTAGAAGAATTTTTTGATTACCACAATGAAATGGCAATGACAGAAGAAGAATTAACAAACTTTACTATGTCTAGTAAAACAGAAGAGAATGATTTCTTTAAAGGTATGTCTCCATGTTTAGTTACTTTATTGAGTGATGGTGTACCAAATGGTCAAAGAAATAATTGTATGTACAATGTTGGTGTGTATCTTAAAAAAAGATATCCAGAAAATGATGAGTGGCAAGGTCATATGCATATATATGATCAAAAATTTATGCAACCGCCTTTAGGTGCCAATGAAATTAATGTTTTAAAAAAATCTTTAACTAGTAAAGATTACCAATATAAATGTAAAGATGAACCTATATGTAGTTTTTGTGATGCTAAAAAATGCGCATTAAAAGAATTTGGTATTGGTGATGATGGTCCAACACCTGAAATTACAGAAATAAGAAAGTATACATCAGAACCTCCAATATGGTTTGTGTCATTGGATGGTACAACTGTTGAGGTAGATGGTGCAACACTGCATGATCCAGAAAAATTTTCTGTAGCATGTATGGAACAAATTGGAAAACCATTAATGCCTGTTCCTAAACATGCATGGCGAAAAGGATTAATAAAATTAATGGCTGCAGCTAAATCAATAACTGCGCCAGATTCTTCAAAAATTAGTGTGCAATTAACTGAAATTTTAGCTGATTATATTAACAGGACTCCAGGTAGAGATAAAGACGATATTTTAAGAGGTGTGGCTTTCACCGATAAAAGTGGTGTTACCATGTTTAAGTTTGCTAATTTTTGGAAGTATTTATTAAGGACTAAATCTTGGGCAGATAAAACTTATCCAAAACAAAAAACTATGAGAATGTTACAGGATTTATTTCTTGCAAAAGAATCTACTCCAAAAATAGATGGTAAATCACATAGGGTTTTAGAAATGAAGCACCTTATGTTGGATAAACCAAGCACAAAAAAATATGAAATGGAGAAAGAACCATGGCAGTAATTAGAAAAAAAATAATGGGGCCTCCTGGTACAGGTAAAACACATAGACTAGTGCACCATTATTTGAATGAAGAGATTAATAACTTACATACAGATCCACAAAGAATAGCTTATGTTACTTTTACTAAGGCTGCAGCTTCAGATGGGGAAAAAAAAGTTCAAGATGTATTTCCTGGGGTGAAACTTTTATATATATCTACTTTACATGCAATGGGCACTAGAGAATTAGGTATTTCAAAAAAACAAGTGCTTACTGATACTAAGTGGATACAATTTAAAAATGTTTATCCCATTTATTCAGATATAAATTTTGATTCGTACATAAATGATCATGGAGTCACTATAAGTCAAGATAGAAATTTGCAGGTAATAAATTATTCTAGAGCTAAACTAATATCATTAGAACGAGCTTGTATAGATTTAAAATATCATGAAGGCGCTGTAGATATATTTCGTGTCAAACAATTAGAAAGAGACATTGAATACTACAAAGGACAAACAAATATGTATGAGTTTTCTGATATGATTAAACTATTTGTTGATGAAGAAAAACATCTTGCTCTCGATGCTATCTTTCTTGATGAAGCCCAAGATCTAAATCCCTCACAATGGAGAATGTTTTTTTACATAGAAGCTCTCTGTAAACGATCCTACATTGCGGGGGATGATGATCAAACAATTTTTAAATTTCAAGGTGCAGAATCTAATAAATTTATAGATTTAGAAGGTGAACGAGATGATCAAGAACAATCTTACAGGGTGCCAAAGGCAGTTCATAGACAAGCTTTAAAAATATTACCTCACATAACTAAACGAGTAAAAAAACAATGGTACGCTAAAGATGATGAGGGAGAATTTATAGAAAACTGTTTTTTAGAAGAAATAGATTTTAATGAGGGGGAGTGGATGATTTTAGCAACAACAAATAAATTATTAAAAGATTTTGCACAACATTTTTATAGAACAGGGATAAGAGTTTTTGGCAAAGGTAATACTTTGTTGCCACAAAAAACATTAGAAGCATATAGAACTTGGATTAAATTAAATCAAGGTGAATTAGTAAGTATGGATAATGCTAAAAAAATATATGAATACTTACGCTATAATAAAGGCCAAGTTAAATATGGTTTTAGCGAAGGAAAAAAATTAAATGGTGATGAATTAGTTTCATTGGATATTTTGAAAAAAGATTATGGATTATTAATTGAGGGTGATTGGCAGCAACTTAGTTTTGATGAAGATATTAAAAAATATATAAAAAGTATTTTAAAAAGCGGAGATGACTTATCTACAGATCCAAGAATAGAACTATCTACCATTCATGGTGCTAAAGGTAGGGAAAGAGAAAATATTATTTTGTGTATGGATTACGGAACAGAAAAACAATCCGCGATGCTATCACAAAAAGCAGCCGAAGATCCAGATACAGCGCATAGGTTATTTTTTGTTGGTGTAACAAGAGCAATGCAGAGATTATATATCTTAGCTCCATTGACAGCGAATTACTATAAAATAGGAGAACAGATAATATAATGTTTACAAATGATTTATTTTTTTTATTAATGTTAACTTTTTATTTTGCAAATAGAATATTTATAGGAGGATTAATATGAAAACATACGATAAACAAATAGGTGGTAACCATTACCAAAAATATAAAATACAACCAAGCAAGTTTGTAATAGAGAACAAATTGCTTTACCCAGAGGGGTGTGCTATAAAGTACATCATAAGACACAGGGACAAAGGAAAGAAACAAGATCTTGAAAAAGCAATACATTTTATAGAAATGATAATCGAAAGGGATTACAAATAATGCCAAAAGCTCAAACAGAATGGAACAGTCCTACTTCTTTTCCAGATTTAAAAGATCACAAGTACATAGCAATTGACTTAGAAACTAGAGACCCAACGTTAAAAACACGAGGCTCTGGTGCATTAATTGGAGAGGGTGAAATTGTAGGAATAGCTGTAGCTGTAGAAGGATGGTCTGGATATTATTCTTTTGGACATTTAAAACAAAATCATTGGGACGAACTTAGTGTTATGAGTTGGATTAAAGATGTTTGTGCATTGCCTGTTCCTAAAATATTTCACAACGCTATGTATGATGTTTGTTGGTTACGAGCATATGGAGTTAAATTTAATGGACACATTATAGATACAATGGTTATGGCTGCATTGGTTGATGAAAATAAATTTTCTTATTCTTTAAATAGTGCTTCTTATGAATATTTAGGTGAAGTTAAAGATGAAACAGCATTAAGAGACGCTGCATATAAAGCTGGAGTAGATCCTAAAGCTGAGATGTGGAAACTACCTGATATGGACGTTGGTTCTTATGCAGAACAAGATGCTGAATTAACTTTAAAATTATTTAAAGAGTTATCTAAAGAAATAAAAAAACAAGACCTTACACAAGTGTTTGATCTTGAGACACAGTTATTCCCATGTTTAATAGATATGAAAGTTAAGGGCGTTCGAGTGGACGTTCAAAAAGCTCATACAATAAAGAAACAACTAGCATCAGAAGAAGAAGTGTTACTCCTAAAAATAAAAAAAGAAACAGGAATAGAACCTCAGATATGGGCAGCAAGAAGCATTGCCACAGTTTTTGAT